AGGGTTGGCTAGCTTGGTAAACACATCACCAGAGCGTTTGTAGATGGTCACGAACGGTGATAATTGGTGAGCGACGGACAGATAGGTTCCATCTGCTGAGAAGGCTGTTCCGGTGCCCTGGTTAGCAGGCAGCGCGGCAGGGTTGGCTAGCTTGGTAAACACATCACCAGAGCGTTTGTAGATGGTCACGAACGGTGATAATTGGTGAGCGACGGACAGATAGGTTCCATCTGCTGAGAAGGCTGTTCCGTTGGCAAAATTCCCCGCAGGCAATGCCGCAGGATTGGCTAGTTTGGTAAACACATCACCAGAGCGTTTGTAGATGGTCACGAACGGAGAGGCCACGTGCGCGACGGACAGGTAGGTTCCATCTGGGGAGAAGGCTGTTCCCCTGGCAGTATTGGGTGGGAGTGCTGCAGGGTTGGCTAGCTTGGTAAACACATCACCAGAGCGTTTGTAGATGGTCACGAACGGTGATGTAGCGTGCACGACGGACAGGTAGGTTCCATCTGGGGAGAAGGCTGTTCCGCTGCCCTGGTTAGCAGGCAGCGCGGCAGGGTTGGCCAGTTTCAATCCCGGGTTGAAGACACCAACAATACCCAATTCCGCAAACAGCGCCGGATAGCTGGATTGTAAATAGACCGCGCCATCGCTCGGCAACCATTCCGGCGACGCAAGCGCACGGGCAGACGTGATGGTGTCGCCAATTTGAAACGACGGCTCTATCCCAAGAAGGGTTTTCTGCGCCGTCAAGTCTGCCGCCGCAATAAGTGCAGCACCAACTGTGCTTATATTCGCAATGTTGACTAAGTTTCTACTGTCATCTATTACGTTAGTACCAGATATCTTAATTGCCATCTTCGTCTTTCCTTTTGACTATTAGCATTATCTTAGATTTGTTTCTTAAGTATTTCTATGTCTTTGTGTTGATTCTGTATTGCCTGTATCAATATAGCTATTAGTGGTATATATTGAACAGATTTAGTACCATCATTATCTATATTTATAAGCTCAGGCATAATTTTCTCTATATCTTGGGCAATAACACCATAACTTTTTCTATTATTTTCTTTCCAGTTAAAAGATACAGGGATTATTTTATTTAAAATATCCATAGCAAAATCAATGGGTGCTATCTCCTTTTTAAACGCAACATCAGACAGAGAATTAAAGTTTGTAGCACTAACGTCACCGACAACGTGAAGTTTTGAAGTTGGTGTAGCAGTTCCTATTCCCACATTCGTATTGCTAGCAACTGTAAGTACAGTAGTAGCTCCACTTTTAATTGTGTGTGTATTAGCAGTATAAGATACATTTGTATCGAAAGTTCCAGTAGCAGTAGTGGCAGTTGCTTTTATATCTGCGCCAGTAACAAAGGCTGATCCGTTATAACCCTGAAATGTTATTTCACCCAGAACATCAGAAACTGCGAGTACTGAAGGCGAAGCATCTGTTCCCCTAGATTTTCTGAGAGAAAGAAGAGCACCGGTCGCATTTCCTGATGTTTGACCTAGAACAGTACCGGCAGCATTTATTCTTAGCTTTATAGAATTTGCGGCTATAAGACGCATTTCATCTGTAGGATGATCATAGAATATTTGACCCACATTTGCGTCTGCGACATCTGCGAATCGAATTCTAGAACTTACCGAGTCTGTAGATAGCAGTTCAAGTTCTGCTGCGTCGGCATTTCTTATAAGTAGATTACCAGCAGCAAAGTTGCCAGGAGATAGACTTGTAATAGCAGACCCAGATCCGACAAATGACGTGGCAGCAAGAACACCAGCTTGGCTTAAAGATGCTTGTGCCGTTGCACTCGTATCGACCTTGAAGAATAAAGAAGTTCCAGCGAGATCAGATTCATGTTCAATTGACCAAGATAAGTCAACTGCGTTTGTGAGATGTATCGCTGGTTTACCTGCTGGAGATATAAACTCAGCCGTTAAAGCAGCATTAGTAGTTACTCGTAATGGAGAAAGAGAAACAACCGGATTTGCGATATTGTCCGGATTCTCCAGATTAGTTATTTTTGCTGATGCTGCGGTTAAAGTTGATGCCGCAATATCACCCGTAAGATTTATATTTCCGGTTGAAGCATATGCAATATTCGCAGATGCAAACACTACGTCGTCAGTAATTAATTCTATGAGGTTATTTGTTCTAGCTAATAATACACCAAATGTATCAGTAGATAAGATTTCCGCGATGTTCGGTCTGGTCATTCTTTATCTGTCCTTAAAGTTGATACTTCCATGATTAAAAAACTCACTTTTTGCTTTAAATCTTCTATTTCATATTTTAACTTTTTTATTTCTATATCTCTATTTTTATCTCTGCGATAATTTGCAAGATTTTCTCTGTTATTTTCCAGGAGTGCATTTGATGATGTATCACGTATCATTCAAATGCAACGCCTCTGTAATCTTTTACTCTAGGTGCCCTTGAAATTGTGGTAGAAAGTAAATCAATTCTTATTGCAAAAGATCTGAATCTAGTATAAACCCCAGTTTCATTCGTATATGTAGCAATATCAGATGCTTTGTTTGCAGAAGGTATAGAATAAACAAACTCCTTAAAATCAGATTCGTTTGAGTCAGAAGATAATAGATCAACTCCTTCTATTATTTCTAATTCTATCCAAGGATTATTGCGAAGAGATATTGGATCTGCTTCGTTTTTCAACTTCACGAATACTTTTATATTTGTATTCTTAGGTCTATATCCTGTGATGAACAATCTAAAATCTTCTGCATCAAAGCCTTCTCTTAATTCTACTTTCTTAGATATATACTTAGAAGTAGTAGCAGAATCATTAGTTACATTATAAATGTACGCAAAGATTTGAGCGGTCTCTACATCTATGATTGGTGTGTTTGTCACAGAATCATTGTTCTTGAGTGTTAAGATAAATTTAAGATTCTTAACACCAGTCACATCATTTGATTTACTGAATACTACACAGCCTCGGTTAGAGAATGATTTCTTATCAGATATACTAAAATTCTCAACATATGGCGTGTTATCTGGGAAGAGAGGATCTACAGATCGAACTGCAATACCTATACTCGTGTCAGAATCAGTAACGGTATTAATCATATTCTGTATGTAGCTCAACTGTTTGTTATCTATCGAGACGATTGTAGCACTTGTATTAGATGAAAGACCGCGAACGATGAAGTCATTTTCAAAGATTCTATCTGCTCTTGCAGAAGAATTTTCTAGTATAAGTACATCTGCTCTTCTCTGATTAAAGTAAGATACAGAACCGGATACAATTGGTCTCGAATTAAATGAACCCGCGAACAGTGGGGGTTTGTTTACTATAATCTGCGTAGCACTTGTTACAGTTACCACTCTCAGAATATCTTTAACTCCGGAGCCATTTTCTACGTACAGGGTATCACCTACGTCATAGTTTGTAAGACCAGTTCCGGTTACTACATTCGTTGTCGTATTTAATACTACAGGATAAGTAACAGATGATGCTTCAGTAAACGCGTAAACAGTTTCGTTGTTGGTAAATCTTCCTATTACACTTTCTACTGTGAAAAATTCTACATCCTTTGTCTCAAGTTCTACTGTTCCAGTCTCCGTGCCGTAATTGTATCTGTAAAGATCAAATTTAACATCTTCATCTTGATAAGATTTCCACGCTCTATCGTTGGTTGATGTGAACAGAACACCTTCACCCCAGTCAGAATTCATAGCACCACCGGAGATGAGATCCGTTCCTCCGACCTTCTGCGTGAAGATAAGATAATCAGGATCTGCTGCATCAGGCATCACCACAAGGCAGTATTCTTTTTCAGGTTCCATTCTTACAGGTGCGTCAAAGATAACAACTGTTGCCACAGAAGAATCGTCAGAAACATTTACGTCAGTTGATCTAAGATGCTTTTTAGAGAATGACAAGATTTGATTCGAAGGATAACCGTTTATTACTTCTCTAAGCATTACGGTAACGCCGTTCGTGAGCCCCTTTCTCTTAAAATACAGATCTAATCTACCAACATAAAGCGCATCTGCACCTTGAGCCATTTGATCTTTGATAAAGAAAGTTTGTGCGAGTGGATCCCCGCCGGGGCCATCGCCCATCCCCGTCAAAGTCGCCCTTATTTCTTGTGGTGGTGGTATAGCAACTACTGTTCTGTTTGTTACCGTTCTGTTCGTTGTAGTAGTATTTACGGCAATCTCTGGAACCCTAGTTGAAACAGTAAGTCCACTGTTTTCCATGGCAAAGTTATACGCGTTATACTTGAATTTTCCAAGTGATGCTGATGCGCTTTCGATACTCCCAAGATCGGAAACATCTGCAACCATAAGTTCTCTTTCACCCACGAGGAAAGTTGTTTCAGGTATCGTGAACACTGCGAACAGTTCACCGTTGGCATTCGTTGTAACAGCGGTACCCGGTGCACCGATGGGTATGGTCATGTTTTCCGCAGAAAGCCCTGTGAGGTCAGATCTCAGCGCCGCAGGTGCAACAGAGTCATTCACAGGAACATTGTCAAAGAAGAAATAGTGTCGGGTACTTGGGCGCAAGCCGTAAACTTCAACAGATACATCTCTCGTTCTCATAAACGGTTTGAGTTGTACATTTGTAAGAAAGTTACCGACAAATTGTTCTTCAGTTTGTCCCGCTTCTACTTCAAGTGACCTTCTAATATCTTGGAATGTACTGATTGAAGTAGTAGTTATAGATGTTCCGTTGTTGATAGCATTTTGAACAAATCCTGTTCTTGAAGTTGCAGATGTGGTGAGAGGTATAAAATCGCTCAGCGCATCAGCAAAATCTGCTAGAGGAGTTGCAAAATCTAAATCTATATTTACTGGCGTAGTTACAGTATCGTATGCAACATCATAACTTGGCGTAAGTTGACCAGAACCAACATAACTGTAAAAGTTACTTGTGCATGTTCTGAAGCCAGAAGCATATTGTTGTCTTATAAATCTGACCAATTGGCTAGAAGCAAGAGACACAACTTTTCCGTCGATATATGTCTGCGTTCCAGAGAATGCTTTTGATCTCAGCGCAAGAGGGAATTGCGAAACAGAAGGAGTCAAAGATTTTTCTGTAGTATCTATTGCGGCATTAAAAGTAGGATCACTCAGATCTGCTATCATCAGATCATTAAATGGATCTACGATAATACCATTCTTAAACCGGTTTAATCCGTTTGCGTCGAGAATAAGTAAATTCTGTGTTGCAGTTTCCAGAGCAGTAAGGGTTGTATAGTACACGAGGCGATCAACTCTTTTAGATATAGAATCAATATCCTTCATCGTATATGCTTTTACGGATCGAGTTTGAATCTGAATTGTTTCTGATTTTCTATTAAGTTTATTTGCTTCTTCTGGTGCAAGCAAAGGAAATCCAGGTACATAGATTTCAGCAATCGTAGTTGTATCTGAATTATCTATGGAAACAGAGTTTGATGCTATTTCATCACCAGAAATATATCTGAATCTACCGTTCGATGATCCAACTATATAATCTGTTCTGTCACCGTAGTAATCAATATCTACAATTCCACTTGTATCTGCAGAAGGTATAGCAAATGTTAAATTGCTGTCAAAAAGCTGAGTACTATCATTCGTAAAACCAATACCCGCAGCCATAGTAGTTGCGTTTCCGGCGGTCGCAGAATATGTCGCGAGTGGTATTCTGTAGGGTCTAAAATCTATGGAAGAATTTAAATCTATTACCTGACCAGATTGTGTTTCGTGCTTCTGTATGTATGTATGATCGATGTTGACATAGCTATCAGGCGTGAAGAAGTTCATTTCAACGCTACTGTCAACTCTAAAGACCTTTACTTTTACTGTAAGGACCGCACTATCTGCAGGAGAAAGTGAGCCTGGAATTTTTTCTATATACGAGTGATCGTAAAAGTCATCTTTTTGGTTTCTGTTTATCTTGAAGCTGTTCATGTATTCAACACCAGAAGAATCTTTTACTTCCAGTATTTCTATCGCATCAGGAATACCAAGTGTATAGAATCTTTGCGCATTCGCATAAGTGGTCTTGACATAAATGTCGAATACTTGCTTTACTCTGGAATCTTGATTTGGAAGATTTACATTGTAATATACAGTAACGTCTTCCGTTGGAGCGTCTGTATCAAGAACAAGATTTCCGGCAGTTATTGTCGCTGTAGAAATAGTCGCAGTAGCGTTTGTAGATGTTATGATTACTAGAATATTTCTAAGGGAATCTGTGTTAAAAACTTCACCGGCCGCCGGTTCAATTGTAATATCTCCAGAAGAAGAAGGCACTATTTTACTTCTGCGAACAGAAAACGTGACGTCAGAAAATGAATTTACAAAAGCTCTGTTAGAAGAAAACAGAAGCTTTGAGTTCGATGAGTCTACAATCTTAGGATCTATTTCTATTTTTCCTAATGCAGAGCCTTCTTTGACATATGTTACATTTGAAAAGTTATTACTACCAGACATTCTTATACCGAACAGATATATTTTTCCTGCTTCGTAATTTTTTACGATTGCTGTTCCGATTGTAGCGTCTGCCGCATTGAGTAGAGCAACGTTCTGTAAACTTCCTATTGTAATTCTTCCAGTAGCGGCAAGAACTTTGCAATAACCGCCATATGAGAAGTTTATAGGCTGTGACGTAATAGATTCGACAGTAGTTACAGCAGGTACATCAAAAAATCTCTTAGTATCGTTTGTTATTCTGAATCCCTTTGAGTACGCAGAACCTTCGCCCATCTCTAAGACAAAGTTGCCATTCTGCGCATTCTTTCTTGCTATGAAGTCAAACTTTTTCTTTACGAAGTCGCCGTGTGCCTCGTAAGTTCTTCTCGCCAGTTCAGTTGCTATAGAATTAAACTGAGTAGCACTTCTCGTCTCTACTGCAAAGCCATTCTCGTATCTTCTAAGAATAAAGAAACCGGGATCTGCTTCTGCGGCTGGCGTTGGTCTTGAGACAAGTCTCGGAACCAAAACAAGTCTATCTGCACCGGGAGCATTCTCATTCGGAGAACCGAGAGAATTATCCAGGAGCGAGGCATCTTGCTGAGAGCTCACGATGTTTTCGTCTACGATGTAACCGGCAGATATAGCATTTGGTTCGATCGTAAATTCGTCGGCAGTCTCGGACATATACTTTTTGAGAACAATTGTCTGCCCATCAACAAAAAGAAAGTGACCGCGCTGAAAAATAATTCCTTCTGCTGCTGAAAGACCAAAGGAATCACCGATTGGATCCGAGAAGCCAGCAACGGAAGTAGTGTTTACGATGCCTTGATTCATGGTAGTTTCCACGACCACGTTATTCACAGTTTGCGATCTGATAATAAATTCGCGAATCTGTATCGTATCATTCGCAGAATATTTTTTCTTTTCGGTAGATCCATCAATACCAGTATTCAGGTAGAGGATAAAGAATGTGTTAAGGTCAGGTGCTCTGCTTTGAAATCCGGACTGTGCTTGAAGAATAAGGGCTTTGAGACCAGTATCGTCTTCTAGTTCGTAGTAATACTCATCTGTTACATTAGTATCTGTATTGACTTCGGTTCTTTCGACATAATCTTCTGGACGAATGCCATCAACAACCTTTACGTACTGCAGATTTCTTAATTCAGAGAATGTACAACCCTTAATGATTGAACCTTCTTTGTAGATATTTTCACCGAATTGTTCTATCTGATTCTGTAAAGTAGACTGTATCTGCGTAAGTTCGCGAGCCTGAACTGCGAAGCCGGGTTTAAAAAGAACGCGGTAGTACTTTTTGGAAATATCATAGTCATCAAAATATGGCGCTATGTTAAGATCAGTTTTGATACTCATCGGTTACTTTCATCCTTAGAAATCTATTATAATGCGCACAGTTTCGCTTTTATCTGCAGTTCTTGATACAGGTGCAAATTCAGATACATAAAGTGGCATACCTGAACCCTGTATGAAGGGTGATTTTGTAATACTATTTATACTGAAAACTTGGTTCGATATTCTTATCGTATTTGACTGAATGAATTCTTCAGAATAATCACCAGTATAGTTCGTGAGGTAAAGTGTACTTCCTTCTATTTCGTGTATGATTCCGCTGATAACGACTCCACCAACGGTCTGTTCTACGAGTGTGCCGATCTGAATGCCGGCAGGAACAACCTGAGTCAGAACTATTCTAAGGCGATTGTCGAATGTACTTATGTTTGCATCCGTGTTTGCTACGAAAAGAGGAGATTTTACTATTACACCAGCTGTATAGACATTTGAATCTGGTATAGAATTTGTCGATGTACTTCTAATTTCAATAGCTGTTGCGATTGCATCTACGTATAACTCTTCAAAGATATTAGATCCGTGGCCTTCTTTGGGAGAAAGAATTGGTCTTAATGTGCATCTTAAGAATCCGGGATTTGCTTCTACGAAGAAGGTAGGATTGAATACAGATGCAGATGCTACAGTATAATCTGTACCGCCGGAAAGTATCTGAATTCTTTCTATAGATCCAGTCGAAGCATTTACAACAGCATAAGCCTTTGCTCCGGAACCGTCGCCCTGAATAGAAACTGAAGGAACGATCGTCACAGTAGTGTCAAGAACAGGAAAGTTCTCGCCGAGTGATTCTATAGTGAGCCTTGTAGTATTTGCATCTACGTAAACGGAAGAAAGAATTTTACGGATCTGATTTTCACCTGAACTGTTACTATACAAGAGACTCATACCAGCAAAAAGATTTATTATGTTTAACGGAAAGTTTTCTTGTGATTCTATATTTACAGAATAAACCGTACCAGCAGAAACAGCAGCAGAAACAGTTGCAGTAAATTTTCTATAGCCGATGTTTGCGCTTCTATTTTCAACTCGTATAGATTGCAATCCGTCATTCGCTAAAGACGTAACTGCAAATTCAGGTGTCACGGGAAGAAAATTTGCTGATCCGAATTTTGCATAGCTTGCCGGCGCAATACTACCCATATATTTCCAGATATAGCCATCTACTAGATTATAGATTCCTGTGGTCTGGTTAATATAGTCAACTGAAACTGGCTTTATAGTAGACGGGCCGCCATTATTATTCTCTAAGCACTTGAAGATTGTATATGGATTGTCGCTGTTTATCGGATCTATGGTGACGAAGAAATCTGCATCTTGCATATTAGCTCGGTCGTCATAAAAATCGTAAACTCTATTCTGTACCCAAGTGGCCTTTGGAATCATATAGGAAAGATTTTCTTCACCTAACTTGATTCCGAAAACAGAATTGTTCATGAACTGCTTTAATCTAAAATCTGATTTCTCAAATACATTGGCAGCTAATGGAGTTGGCTTACAGCCCAGAAACCAAAGGTCACCCATAGATATAAAGTCGGTTATGAATCCTCTACTCATCATTTACCTCCAAGACGAATGTTGTAGTAATGCTGTCGATAGTATTTATTATTTCTTGCTTGTCTGATCTATAGAAAGCTTTCAGTCCACTCGGATGCATGAGTTGCTTAAAGGGAATTTCAAATAGATCTGTCGCAGTAGAAGTTGCTATTTCGTAGGAGAAATCTTGATAGAAGAAACTGTCCTGAAGTCTTTTCTTCTGATTTGTTTGCGACTCAAAGGAAGTCCATCTTCCGGCAGTTGTTCCTTGGCCACCCAACGTGATGGACGCAGTTGCGTCGCCGTTGCTTTCTATGAGAGCAAGATCTTGAGTATATTTCGTTATGTTCTCAGGGAACTCGGTTGCTATCAGTCCTGAAATCTTTGCATTCGCAATAGCCAAAACAGATTCTGTAAATGTACCGTAGGCTAGATACGCAGCATAATTTGTTTCCATGTATGGGAACATAATAGTTTCTATATAAGTTACTGCAGATGCGTTATCTGTTCTCCAAGTTGCATCAGTGCTGTTACCGATATAATCATCAAATAGTAGTGCATCGTCTGCATCAAGAGCAGAATCTTGATCTACGTCTCCAAGAGATTTTCCACCAATAAGCGTAGTACCAAACAGTGCTAATCCTGGCTGTGTTCCGGCGACTGCTTCTTCAAGAGCCACTAAGACTTCAGCAAGATCCCATCTTTTTGCTATCATATCTGCTCGGTCATCCGTGTGCCCATAAACTACTTTCAGCTCATTGAACTCATCTCTATAAGATATGTTGAGTGCTAGAAGATTTTCTATATCTTTTTTCTTCTGGGTGTTTAGAATAGTAACAGTTTCGTTGGCCAAGAATCCGACGCCACTATCTGTTATATCTATCGAGTTTATTTTTCCTGCGCCGAAGATAGCAGATCCACGTAACTTAGCATTTCTACCTATAGGTGCAGATGTTAAGTCTGTAGATATCGAAGCTACTGTAAGAGGAGTTGAAGATCCTTCTTTTAGAATGTCAGCAGCAGTACTAAATCCTTCGAATGATAATCTTTGTACTGTAGCTTGATTTCCAGTTACCTCTGTAACAAGGCCACGAGATGTAACTGTATTTGTAGAAAAGAATCCTACAACAGTTTTCGTCTGCGTCACAATATTTCCCACTACGAGACGGGCGCTTTCATCTGTGAGAATGAGTATCTGGTCTTGTTTGTTGAATGGACCAACAAAAGAATCTGCAGCCAGAATGAATACGTCCGTGAAGTATCCGCTACCAGGTTCAATGTCTCTGAGAGTGCTGATTGAACCAATTTCTAATGCTAGAGGCACGAATGCGGCATTCAGTGCTGTCGTAAGAGAAACTACAGTGCCGTTTGCAACCGTTCCGCTCATCTGTGCATCTGCTTCCACGTGCGCAGAATAGTCTGTTGCGTCGAGAGGCACGTCAATAAAGTTTCCTATGATATCTGTAATCACAGAAATACTTTCTGTGCCTGTTATGGTACCCACGTTCGACCCAGCAGTGCTATTTACACTAGAAGCAAAGATGACTTCGCGGGCAGTAGCAGGAAAGAGAGGATCTGCAATGTCGTATCCAGCTTCGAAGATATGAGTCGCGGCAGTGTATCCTGCTACAGTTTGATCTACGATAATACCTACTGAATCAATGTTCTGACCTACTACAGTACCAGTTACTAAAGTTCCAGAAGAATTTGTCTGAGTTATAATGCCACCGAGTTCATAAAGTCCAGTCGCCGTATTCG